TCAAAACCAAATATATTAGACATACTGAAGAAGGAACTATACTTGGTTTTGATTCTGATGGATTCCCTCTTAAATATAGTGATGATTCTTGTCGCGCAATAGCGTCAAATTTACTAGATGAAATAATATTATATTGCAATGAACATGATAATATAGGTTATTAGAAATGCCTATATTAATTGATGCATCATCGATAACCTTTAGTGCTGTACCCGGTCCTCAAGATCTAGGGCCTACAAATCAGCCTAGCTCATATGATGGTATAAAACAAACAATTACGCCTCAAAATCCTGCTGCAAAAACTTCATTAAAAATAGCAGCAGCCCCAACAGGCTATACTATAGATGGAGGTTATTTGCACGCGTTTAATTATCTTAATGGTCTAGGAAGTATGCCTTATGAACAAGCCGATACTGCGTTATATAATTCAGGTGGACTTACCACGCCGCCACAATATGGATATAGCTTTGTTAGAATGCAGCCAATAGCTGGCATTATGGCGGGTACTACGGCTTCTGCATTTGTACTAGGTGCCTTTAGGCTTACTAACGGCCAAGCTTATTATAAAGGCTCTGCCGGCGATAATATAAACGCATACCAAAGTTTTGACCCAAGTACATCATTTTATCCTAATTATGATCCTAGTATACCTACTGTTAATTCAACTAAATTTCCATTTGCGGCGTCTGGAAGTGGCCCGATATCTGTAGCTATTACAACTGATTTATCTGGAAAGGTCACCCCTGGCGTTTGGTCACCAATAGCTTCAGCTCCTGATAGAGCAAATAGCGGGTTCTATTCTGGCACCAATAACAGCCGGAATTCCCCCCGGACCGTCCCACAAGTAAATACGGGGATGCAGGATACGGATGCGAATTGGTATACGCCATGGGCAAGTGAAACTAAAACTAATTATGGTTCTTCACTTTCGCCACTGGCTCCTCAGATAGCGGTGGGTGAAACGAGTCCGGGTAACCCGTTACGCCAGGGTTTTGGCGGTGGTGCAAGATGGGTGCCCAGCGGGCATGTCCATTATTGGGGATCAGCTGGTGGCGGACCATCAATAAATTCGATCAATAGATTTGGTATAAAATTTCCTACATCTAACTATGTTAATATTACTACTGCGGTGACAGTTAACCAATCCCCCTCGGCTCATCCTTATGGTGGCGCTAGTGGTTCTGATCGTCTGATTGCACTTTCACCACCAAGCGCAGGCGTTCCTTCTAATATGATAATGGTAGGTGGCGGTGTCCCTACCCCGGCTACTACTGTTCCCCAAAGAGGGATAACAAGATATCCAACAGCATCGGTTACGACTATAGCTGACGGTAGTCCATTAGGCCCCTTTCAAGCTATACCATCTCCTCAAATTCCTAGGCACCCTAATCGTATGGTTGCAGAAAGCAGTTCTAGTCATTTAATTTATTATGGTGGTCTCTCACCGCAACAATTCAACCAACGTTTTACGTATGTACTTCCATACGCCAGCTTTAATACAGCATCAGTAAGTTATCAAGGTACTATGTGGGAAGATGCGGCACAGCCGATATCGGCGATTCGGTATCCTAAAACACAAGGGTTTTCAAATAAGGTTTAAGATATAATGGCATTAACGTTTACAGAAAATAGTCCTTCTCAATTAACTATTAGCTATAGTTCGGGCAAAGATATGGTACTTACTAACGATCCAAGTAATCCGACATCTATACCTTCTTTTGCGCCTGGTTCTAAAGTATTAATAAAAGGAACTTTATATGCAACAGTACCTGAGAGCTCTTATGGCGGTGTAGATGCTTCCCCAGACCCTGTAACGTATACTATGGCCAGATCTCCGGCGAGCGGGGCTGTAAATGAAGGAACTGTGGTTGCATTCACTGTTACAGCTTCTGATGGATCTGCTAGTCCCTATCCTTACACGGTTTCCGGTATATCTTCACCTGATTTAAATCCTTCTGGAACAAGTCTTACTGGAACAGGTACTACGGGTACTGCAGTACCATTTACTCTTGCGAATGATCTTACTACCGAAGGCAATGAAACAATGACTTTCACTATTCCAGGTAGTTATAGCGGTCCTCAGCAATCCTTATCTATTCCTATTTCCGATACTAGCACAACCCCAGGCGGCGGCGGAGGGGGTGGTTCGGGTCCATTTCTCGTATTGGGACCGCTATCGGCGCCATATATTACATATCCAAATAGCACGGGTGGAATTAATAACGTTTGGTTTAGAAGAGGTATAGTTAGATATAATCTGACAGCCCCTGAACTTAGTGCTGCAGGTATGTCTAGCTCTACAACTCTTACTAGTATTTCTTGGGCTAATATTAACGTTCCTACCAGACCGACACAGCCGAACTTTACAATACTTTTAGCACCTACATCAAACCCTAGCACAAATAGTGGCGCTGTGTCACCACAAACTGTAGTTCGCGCACAATCGCCTTATACTTGGACTAGTGTTGGACCTACAACATTTCCGTTTACAACGCCTTGGACATATCCAGGAAATAATGGAATACAAGTTACAGTAATATGGGGTCAAGTTAGTCCAAATTACGCATCTTCTGGTCAAATGAAATTTAGAGCACCTGGAAGCATGTATTATGCTAGAACTGATGGCTCTGGTTTTTACCCATCAACTCAAGGTACTCCTCAGGCCACCAATACCGGGCGGCCCATAACCGAATTCAACTAAAGGTTAATCTATTATGACTATTACGTTTGAACAAACACAAGACACTACTCGTGGTCATAATTTTATGCTAAGAGGCATTTTTCAGAATAGTAGTGCTCCTCAAGATAATCACGGAAATATACAAATAAGAACCGTAAGTTATAATACTACAAATCCACAAGATCCACAAGGCGATGGCGCGCCATCTGATTTTAGTCATACTGCTTGGGTTTTTGCGGGGCATCCTGTAAATTCGACACCGATTGCTCCTAATAATACTGCTTCTACAATTTTACATGCATATACAATCGCTAAGGCTGGAAACCAATATATAAAATCAGATGATGGTTTTTTTAATTTCGGGTGGCACGGACCGTCCGCGCCTGCCGCTATGCAGCATAATGTTTATCAATTAACCTTTTCAAATGATACCGAAGTTTCTATAGGAAGTGCGCAAGGTTATCCTAGCATATACGTTGCCGGCACAGCAACTGGTCCTACTCAAGTTCTATTGATGGGTGGTCAAACATCTACAAATAGCGGAGAAACGCAAGCTATATGGACAATGCCTAAAGCGTCGAAATCACCGATAGCTATAAATCCGACTGTTAATACTTATTTACCTGCGCTTTTTACTCCAACTGGCACAAATATAGGCGCAACCCAAGGTGAAAGTCAAAATTGGAGTGAAAATAATAACGATAAATGGTATTCCAATGAAGGAGGCGATATATTTTCTGGATCATTTGCTAGTGGAAGTGGTAGTCGAATTATGTCAGATATGCGTAATCCAGGTAACCAATCGTTTGGGGGCCCGGTATTATCTGTACCAGCTAATGTAGGATCTTCAGGCGAATTTTCTATTCATTTTGTCGATGGCTCAACTCATCCATATCATCCATTAGTATCTTCTGTTCCAAATAGTCAACACGAACTTGGGTTTAAATTACCTTTTGCGACAGCTCAAGCAACAGGTGGATCTGTTTTATATTTGCCGCCAGACTTTTATATCAAAGGCCGCGATATGTCACCATATGGCATTGGAAATATAGCAAAAGGTACTCCTAGTGAATGGAGATTTGATAATGGAGTAGCTTCTAACGCAGAGGCGGTTTGGGTACATGGCGGCCTATATAACAATAACACACCATTTTCTCAAGGTTATAGAAAAGTAGGAAAAGTTTCATTTGCTAGTATGACTAGCGCTGTTGCAGCTATTGGTGATTCTTTCCAATGGGGGTTAAGATATACTCAAGGAAATAGTGATACAAAAACTGTTTTTATGGCTGACACCGGAAATTCGGGATCTCCGGAAGTCAATAATTGGAGGACATTTAATTTACAAAATTCAATTACAACTAATACTGTTGGCACATCAGCTGCTGCAGGCCCAGGATGGTTCCCGGCGATTCGGTCAGGAATAGGCAAAGTAGGTGGTTTTGCTTACATCGGTTAAGTTGTATAAATAGCTAAAAATATATTAAGGTTTATCATATGGCTAATCCGAGTAGTAGACAAGGTTTAATTGATTACGCGATGAGATCTTTAGGAGATCCTGTCATAGAAATCAATATTGACCCAGAACAACAAGAAGATAGAGTTGACGAAGCTCTTCAGTATTATCAAGAATTTCATTCTGATGCTACATTAAGAACTTATCTTAAACATTTAATCACTTCGGATGATGTCACAAATGAATATATTTCTTTGTCGTCAAATATAACATTTGTATCACAACTGTTTCCTATTCGGGGCGGATCAATAACAAGAGATTTCTTTGATATAAAATATCAATTGCATTTAAATGATATAGCCAATCTTCAGACTTATATGGGAGATTTAGGTTACTATGAACAAATGCAACAATATCTTTCTTTAATTGATATGAGAATGAATGGTACTCCTCAAGTTCAGTTTTCAAGAAAACAAAATAGACTTTATATTCACGGTGATTTTACGGATGGCGATTTAAAAGCTGGAGATTATGTTGTAGCAGAGGTATACGAAATACTTTCGCCTGATTCTCATACAAGTATTTGGAATGATAGATGGCTAAAAGAATATACGACGTCTTTATTTAAAAGACAATGGGGGCAAAATCTTATTAAGTTTGAAGGTATGACATTACCTGGCGGTGTTACGCTTAATGGTAGACAGATTTATGAAGATGCGCAATTAGATATCGATAGGCTAAGAGAAGCAATCCGTACTGAGCATGAGATGCCAGCTGATTTCTTTATGGGGTAAATCATGGCAACTAATATGTATTTCAGCCAGGGCAGTAGGTCAGAGCAACAATTATATGAAGAGATTATAATTGAATCGCTAAAGATTTATGGTCAAGATATTTACTATCTTCCTCGCGACATCGTTAATAAAGATAATATATTAAATGAGGATGCAAGTTCTCGTTTTAATTCATCATATAAGATTGAAATGTATATCGAAAATATCGAAGGCTTTGATGGTGAAGGCGATTTATTTACAAAATTCGGTGTAGAAATAAGAGATCAAGCTACGTTTATTGTGGCTAAAAAACGTTGGGAACAAACTGTCGCAAGATATGACAATGAAATTCAAGGTGTAAGACCCTTTGAAGGTGATTTGCTTTACATTCCATTTTCTAAAAAACTATTTCAGATAATGCATGTTGAGCACGAACAGCCGTTTTACCAACTAAAAGATTTGCCTACATATAAACTGCGTTGTGAGTTATTTGAATTTAGTGGTGAAGATTTCGATACAGATATTGCAGATATTGATGGTATAGAAAGACAATACGGATATGAGTATCTCTTAACTTTAGATTCAGCAAGTGGCGGATTTACATTAGGAGAAACCGTAAATCAAACTTTCTCGGATGGCGTTGTTATGTCTGGAGAGGTTTCAAGATGGAGCGATTCTGATAGAATACTTGGTGTAATTAATGCAGGCGCAGATGATGGGCTATATCACTCATTTATAACAGGAAGACAAATTGTTGGAACTAAAGATGTTGATTTAGGAGTTGCAATTGCTAATTCAGTTGCTACCGTAAGCGCAGTAGCCGAAGATAATCAACTATCAAATACAGAACAAAATACGTATTTTGATACACTTACCGACTTCTTAGACTTTAGTGAATCAAATCCATTCGGAGATCCAAGCTAATGGCTGATTTATTTGATTTTGGTTTTACCGCTGTAGATGAGACAGAACTAGAAGCCGTCCAAAAAGCTACTGCTACTGTAAAAGAAGTAGCATCAAGTGCAACATCAACTCAAGAAAAATTAGATAATTTATTTAATGCTATAATGCCTCTACTTAATAATCTAAAGAAAAATCCAGAAAAAGAATATATCCTTTGGCCAGATAGACTTGCAAAAGTAGAAGCCTTTGAGGATTCACTTCAAGCGATATATAAAGGCTAGCTATGTTCGGTACGTATTTTTATCACGAAAGAATTAGAAAAAGTGTTGCACTATTTGGTGCAATGTTTAATAATATATACGTACTAAGAAAAAATAGTAGCGGTGGTGTTATTAATACAATGAAGGTACCATTAGCTTATGGTCCCAAACAAAAGTTTTTAGAGAGAATTAATGAGGTACCTGATTTAGTAAATGATTCGAAGGTAGCTATTAAACTTCCAAGAATGTCATTTGAAATTGTAGGTATTTCTTATGATCTTAGTAGACAACTTCAAAAGAATAACGCGTTTAGTCAAGTTGGAACAACTACACTTAATAGAAATAAAATAAACATATACGTACCATATATTATTAATTTTCAATTAAGCATATACGCTAAAAATCAAGATGATGCTTTACAAGTGGTAGAGCAGATATTTCCGTTTTTCACACCTCAATATACTTTAACTATTAAACCATTAAATGATCATCCAGATTTAAAAGAAGATGTGCCTATTAGTTTAACGAGTGTAAGTTTTACTGATGACTATGAAGGTGCACAAGAACAAAGAAGAACAATCATTTATACTCTTGACTTTGATATGAAAGTTAATTTCTATGGTCCAGTTGGTACTAAGAAAATTATCCGTCAAAGCGATGCTAGACTTTATAATATAGATAATGGTTTGAATGATAGCGATGTTTTACTCGAAACTATATCAATAACTCCGAATCCTGCTAATACATTTGGTTTAGCAGATAGTGATTTCGGTTTCAATGAAACTATAACATATAATGGTGATAGCGCGTAAAATGGATTCTGATACAGCAGATAATGATTTTGAATATGCAAGACAGACTTATCATGATTTATTAATTAAAGGATCTGATGCATTAGACGAAATGATGGAAGTAGCAAGAGCTACAGAACATCCGAGAGCATTCGAAGTATTTTCGAATATGATGAAACATGTTGCAGATATTAATGGCAACTTGTTAGATCTTCATAAGAAAAAGAATGATATAAAAAATAATGATAAAAAAGCTTTGCCTGCAGGTCAAACAACAAATAATGTTTTTGTTGGATCTACAACAGATTTGCAAAGATTATTGAAAGACGAAAAAATAATAAATCATGAATGATACATATCTCGGCAATCCGAATATTAAGAGAGACGGGATTGTACAAAATTGGACAAATGATGAAGTAACAGAATATGCCAAATGTATGAACAACCCGGCATATTTTGCTTCTGAATATTGCAAGATTATTTCACTTGATGTGGGATTAGTTCCTTTCGAATTATATCCTTATCAAGAAAAAATGTTTAACCAATTTAACAACAATAGATTTAATATTGTATTAGCATGTCGTCAATCGGGCAAATCAATCTCTAGTGTTGTTTATCTTTTGTGGTTTGCCATCTTTCACCCAGAAAAAACTATTGCAGTACTAGCCAATAAAGGTGCTACTGCTAGAGAAATGTTAGCAAGAGTTACACTTACTCTTGAGAATCTTCCGTTCTTTCTACAGCCTGGTTGTAAAGCCTTAAATAAGGGATCTATAGAATTTTCAAATAATAGTCGCATTATTGCGTCTGCGACTTCTGGTTCTTCTATTCGCGGTCTATCTGTCAACCTACTATATCTCGATGAGTTTGCATTTGTTGAAAGAGCAGCAGAGTTTTACACTTCAACTTATCCTGTTATCTCATCAGGTACAGAATCTAAAATTATTATTACATCTACTGCGAATGGTATTGGTAATATGTTTCAAAAAATTTGGGAAGGTTCTGTACAAAAGACAAACGATTTTATACCGTTTAGAGTAGATTGGTGGGATGTTCCTGGTCGCGATGAAACTTGGAAAGCAGAAACTATTGCAAATACTTCTCAATTGCAGTTCGATCAAGAGTTTGGTAATACTTTCTTTGGAACTGGTGATACACTTATATCAGGAAATACGTTATTAGAATTCAGAGCAAAAGAACCTTATAAAAGACTAGAACAAGATTCTGTTTGTATATTTAAAGAGCCTGAAAGGAAACATGATTATATAATGACAGTCGATGTTTCGAGGGGAAGAGGACAGGATTATTCTACATTTAATGTGATCGATATTAGCACAAGACCCTTTGAACAGGTTGCTGTTTATCGCAATAATACTATATCTCCATTACTCT